ACCAGTTCCCCATATAAAAGCCTTATCCCTATTATGGGCACCAGAAGTATAGTTTGCACTATTTTGCAATAAATCTCCTAAATTTGTAGATATGTCAGTAGATACATTTATAATATTAACATTTCTCCAAGGTACGTTGTCTTTATACCCCGCTGCTGTATACCCATAGTTAATAATTTGTCTAAATAAGAAAGGAACTGTTACTGTAATATTTAATGTAGCATCAGTTGAGTTTCCAATTGAATCTGTTGCTCTAATTGTTGGACTATATAAAACTGATGGTGCATTTGTATATACTTCGTTGTATGTTCCACTTAAAACACCAGTGGATGAATTTAATGTAGATCCTGGAGGAAGTGAGCCTGATGCTAACGAGTATGTCATAACGTTAGACTCTTCGTCTGTAAATCCATTATTAATTGAAAATGCTGTAGCGTATGTTGCAGCATATGTTGAGGTTGCTCCAAAAATTGGTTCTGCGTTTACAACAATACTTGTTGAAGCAGAAGTTGATTGTCCGTCAGAGTTAGTTACTGTAAAAACGGTATAGGTATTAGGATTAATAACATTTGTTCCAGTATCTATTGTAATTTGTGTAGATGTGTTAGATACCTGTGAAGATGGAACTACAAATGAATTCATTCTTACTGTTGGATAACTAAAGTTAGTCCCACTTATATTAATAATTGCTGGGAAATTAGGATCAATTCTATTTGCTGAAGTTGCACCAGATGTTACTGAAATGCTGGATATTGTTGGTGCTTGAGTAAAAAATGTATACCAACCTTGATCTGTATATGATTCAAAAGACTTATTTGTTGTATTATAAATAATTGTTCCAAATGCTGGAGACCCTGGTCTTGCGGATGCACTAACCTGTGAAATGTTTCCTATTGATTGCCAAGTTGATCCTGTATAAACCTGTAGTACTGGAGTTGATGCTGATGAATTTACCCATAGTGTTCCAGAAGTTGGTGTAGATGGTGATGCTGAATTATATGCAATAGATTTTTGATATTGACTACTTGCTGATTGTAATGTTAAGTAATCATTAAACTTAGGTTCTACCCAAGCACTTCCAGTCCAAAATTTTAAAAGTTTAGTTGTTGTATTAACCCATCCAGTTCCAGAATCTATTGTAGGATCTGAAGTATAAGGATCTGTATCTGAATAAACTAATGCACCACCACCGATGCTTGCCCATTTATCACCATTCCATATAAAAGATTTTTTAGTATCTGTTTCATAAATTACAAGACCAATGTTAGGGTTATTTGGGTGGGTAGAAGAAGTAACCATCGTAAATGGATAAACTCTATCATTATTAATAATTGATTGAAGTGATGCAACACTTGAAGAAACAGATTGAAGAACTTCAATATCTGTTGCTAATGTTGTATCTATGCTAAATAATCTAGAAAGATCTCTTGGTCTAGACATTATTTTAACAACTCCTTTTATATTTTATATTATGCAATTCTATATCTTAAAATAACTATTCCACTACCACCATTTCCACCAGATGTTGATCCAGAACCTTGTCCTCCTCCAGCACCAGCACCTCCACCAGTGTTAGCCACTCCTGCTTGCCCATTGTTGTTTGTTGAGGCACCATTTCCACCACCACCTAAACCGCCTGATCCTCCAGAGTTAACATAACCACCGCCACCTCCACCACCAGCGTAATATGTCAATGTTCCATTAATTGAAGATTGTAATCCTACTCCTCCAGCACTACCAGCACTTGTTGCATTTAAGTTAGAACCAGGAGCACCAGCACCACCTCCACCTCCACCACCATCTGCGTTACCAGTATTTGTTCCTCCATTATTTCCTTGACCTGGAGTTCCTAGTCCACCAGGATTGTTATAACATCCACCTGCTCCAGAACCTCCATTTCTTCCTACTCTAATTGAATTGCTTCCTTGGTTTCCTCCTCCACCACCACCAACAGCGGTTATTCCATTAAAAATTGAACTTACTCCATCATTTGCATATTGAATAAGTCCACCAATTCCTGCACCACCAGCACCAACTGTAACAGAGTATGTATTAGGAGATACAGTTGATGTTCCAGTTAGCATTCCTCCAGCACCAGCACCAGCAGCACCACCAAAACCACTTCCTGTTCCAGTTGTTCCACCACCTCCACCAACAATTAAATATTCAACTGTTCCAGATCCTGAATTAACTATAAAATTAGATGTTCCTATAAATGTATGTACTTGATAAGTTACTCCACTAGTTGTAACTGTGCTTATGGCACCACCGCTTGCATTAATAAATCCACCTTGATTTTTTCCAACACTATTTAATGAACTAATTGGCATTATGGTGTTACCTCCGCATATGATAAATTAAAAGCCACACTACCTGTTGAAGACCATACTGACATAACATCTGCAGCATCCATAGTAATACCATGTCCAAATTCTATTGTGTCATATGCTGTAATTGTTAATCCATAAAAAATATAATGTTTATCTTCAATTGATGCACCATCTGGTCTTACTGCCACACGAATTGATGCAGTAGTTCCACCTAGGTTACATGCATGGATATTAGAAACAACTGTTTGCGTAGATGATGGAACAGTATACAAGGTTGAAAGAGTTTGAGCAGCAGGTTCTAACTGTGCAGGTGACTTATAAGTGTTAGGCATTATTTATACGCTCCAAAAAATGGATGGAATCCAGACTCAGATGCGGCACCTGATACTGCAATCCATGTAGTTCCATTATACACTTTCAATGCAGGTGCAGCAGAGTTGGTAGAGTCAATCCAAAGCGTTCCAGCAGTTGGGCTAGATGGGGATGCTGACACATATTGTATATTTGGCTCATATAGGGTTGATGCTGAAGATTGAGTTAGGTATAAATCTAAAATATCTGCATTATCATCTAATGCCGCTGCAAGTTCATTTAATGTATTTAAGGCTGCTGGTGCACCATCTACAAGATAGTTAACTGCTGCAGCAGAGGCTGTATTTATTGCTGATGTCAAGTTTATATTATTTAATTGAGTAATAGTTGCATACGTAGTTGAGGCGGTATTGATAGTAAGAAAAGTTTGATCACTTTCATCTCTTGTATATATATTTGCTATATCAGCAATTGTGATATTAGTAAACCACATTACTTCTATCATATCTCCAGAGAATGCTACATCATCTAAAACTATTGAAGAGCCACTTGTGGCGGTATATGCAGATTTATCTATAAAAATACCATTAATAAATAATTGCTCTAATTTTATTGGATATGTTAAACTTAACCCATCATCATCTAATCCAGATATTAATGATGTTGATGCTGATAATAATTTTGTCCATCTTGTATATGAAGAAAATAATGTTTCAGTTTGTGCTGCTTCTACCCAGAATGATCCGTCATAAACATAAAACTTTCCATCAGTATTATCAAACCAACCATCACCCTCAGTAGCAATTACTGGAGCAGATGCTGATACTGATATTGCACCGCCACCTCCACCGCCAGTTAATTCAGTCCATACACCATTAACATATATCTTAACAACATTGTCTGTAGTATTAAAATATAAATCGCCCTCTGACCCACTTGCTGGATCTGAGGATAAATTAGATAAATTTATCGGTGTTAAAAACCTTTTTGCCATTTTAATCCTTAGTTAGAGAGGGTAGGTATTTCACTACCCCCTCAATTTTGTCTTAACCAATTATAACAACACGGTATGCGTTGCTTGTTGGTGCTACAGTAAATGAAACGGTTACTGTGTTTGCGTCTGTTCTTACAATATCAGTTTCAACTGTGTCGTAAGTAGCATTATCATAAACATTTACAACAACATCTCTGCTGTTTAGATTATGAGTAATTGCAAATGATGTAGCCGAACCATTACCTACGTTAGCAGATGCTTTTTTAGTAAAGTTATCTGCTATAAGTGCTGTTTCTAATGCACCTTTGTCTACTGCAAGACCGCTTGCTGTAGATAAGTAACTATTAGAAGTAGCAAGAATTACGGATGCTGATAAACTATCTGTTCCATCATTATATGTGAAGTCAATAGTTCCAGAATCTGTAACAAAAGTTCCTACTGCGTCTTGCACTGCCTCTGTAAAGTCAGTAATAGCAGAAGCACTATGTGTGTGACCTTCTAGTGATACAGCGGTGGATGTTGTTCCATTATTTGCTGTCCACTTGTCCTCAGATTCATCCCAAAAGAATGAAGCGTTTGGATCATCTCCACGTTCTACTTCAATACCAGCATCAGCGACTGCTGATCCTGTTGCATTACTGTTAAGAAGAACAATATTGTCTTCAACAGTTAATGTTGCTGTATTTAAGTATGTTGTGCTTCCTGAAACTGTAAGGTTTCCGTCTACAACTAAATCTCCAGATACTGTTACGTTGTCTGGTAATCCAATTGTTACGTTTCCTACAGATGCAGATACTGTAATTTCGTTGTTAGTTCCTGCAACACTAAGAACACCTGTATTAGCAATCGTTAAAGCAGCACCTTCGCCACTTCCTGTAATACTAATACCATCTCCTGCTGATGCAGATGCAACGTAGTCGCCAGTTGTATCTGTTCCTAATGCGACAGAATCTGGTTGAACAGTTGCACTGATAGTGATATCAGAAGTACCATTGAAACTTGCACTGCCACTTAAATCTCCACCTAAAGAAATTGTTCTTGCTGTCTCTAGTGCAGTTGCTGTTGCAGCATTGCCTGTTGTATTAGCGTTAATTGTTGAAGGTAAACTAATTGTTACAGCACCTGCAGATGCAGATACGTCAACTTCGTTTGTAGTTCCAGCAACACTAACAACACCAGTATTTTCAATAGTTAAACTACTTGAACCATCATTGTAAGTTACAGAAATACCAGTTCCAGCATCAATTAAATCAGCAATTAGATCTTCAATTTCTTCATTTGAATTTCCAACATATTGCCAAGCAGATGCTCCACCGTTGTAATACTTTAACTTTTGATCAGTTGTATTATAGTAAACCTGACCAGCCTTTCCAGACATTGGATCGGTGCCAAGGTTTTGAATAACACCATTAAGTAATTCATTAGTGTTTAAATCAAGATTCGTTAAAAATTTTCTACTCATTTTTTTTCACCTGCCCTTTTTATGAAAGATATGCCTTTCCTGAAAATGCTCCAGCAAAGGTTAGTACTACAGTAGTTTCACTAGCATAGTTATATGACCCCTCAATAACTGTTCCTGCTGAATCTACTACTGTTATATTAGGAATAAATCCTAAACCGTGATTGATAGTCCATGTTGTACTTGGTGTACTTTGAACATGAACATATCCTAACTCTTGATTTGTAACCAAATCTACTGGTGTGCCCCAACCACTAGATGTTTTTGGTCCATAAATTTCTTGTGTAAGTTTATCTATATAATGATCGCCAATTTCTCCAAATGAAGAACTAGGTGCACCGTTACCACTTAATATACTTGCACCTCTTGGTCCTTGTGGTCCAGAGGTTCCTAATGCAATAACAACTGTTTGTTCATTTACTGAAATGTCTACATTTTGTTCGGCAGATACTATTGTTATTGGATTTTCTACAATTGATACGGTTACGTCTGCCACTATCGAGTCACCTCTGGGGTTACATTAAATCGACCTTCAATAAGTCTATCTGTAATTCCGCCACTTGACTCTACTTCTAAATCGTAGACGTGGTCCCCAGTGATGAAGTTTTGTGTTGTTGTATCAGGTATTAATATGTCTATTGTTCCTGCACTTGCACCTAAAGTTATTCCATTTCCATTTTCTAAGAAAACAATATAGTCTGTTGAATCGTGAGTTTCTCTAACTTGTAGTCGTGCTGAATATCCAGTTAAATTTACTGGAGTGTCATCTATTTTATAAGTAAGTGTTCTACGAAATGTACTGCCTTGAGGGCAAGTGAAATTTAATCTCCCTGGGGTCATGAGGGTACTCCTAAAGAGGCGGAAGCCTCAGTTTCATTATACCAAATTATTTTTCTACTATTGAGATTACTATATCTTTAATTACTTCTAATTCCCCAGAAATTTGGGATAATTCATTTTTCATCTTATTTTGATCTCTACGAATATAGTCAATTTTGTCTGACATTGATGAGCCACCGTTAGGGGTTAATTGTCTTTCAATTTTTTCTAATCTTTCTATTACAGTGTCGCCTTTTTTATTTTTACTAAGTAGTCCTTCAAATTTTCTAGCAGTTGCATAACCAACACTTAATGCAACACCAATTACTGCTAATACTTGCCAAGTTTCGGCGATGGTAGAAAGAATGTCCATTTGCATGATAGTAATAATTATAACATTGACTTTTCTTATTTATGGCATTATAATTGATATATAAGGAGTGGTGAAAATGGCAAAGTCCAAAGTAAAAGAAAAAGAAGAAGTAAAGTATGTTCTTACGGCATTGGATCGTTGTGATCGATGTTCGGCTCAGGCGTGGGTAAAAGCAAGCGGGGTAAATGGAGAATTGTTATTTTGTTCCCATCACTATAATAAGGTAGAAAATAATATTAAAGAATGGGCTTTTGAAATCGTGGATGAACGAGAAAGACTCGTTGAAAATCGATTAAAAGGCTCAAGCAATTAATGATATAATTATAAAGTTCGCTAAGTTGATATAATTCCTTAGCCTATAAACCGAGGGCCGATCCTACACCACCACACCACCAGGGTCGGCTCTCCTTATTTAGTTCGGCGAATATAGTAGACCCCTCCCCACATTTTGCACATTTAAGACTAAAAGTCTTCCTTGCAATATTTTTGGGGGTATGCTAATATTTAATTATGAATGCAAAACCATGGGACATATTAAATCCAAATAAAAGAACAAGTGAAAATATTCATAATAGCCGTATGGACATATGCAATAAATGTGAATATTTAATAAATATGACCAAACAATGTATGAAATGTGGATGCTTTATGGAAATAAAGACTAGAATAGATAATGCTTATTGTCCAATAGGGAAATGGTAAATTTTTATACCCCCTAATTATTTTATATGCTTAAAAGCACCATAAATATAACCAAATATGAAACCAGAAACAAATAATATTATTCCTATTGCTAGGTAATCTCCCCAATACATAACTACCCCCCAATACTTACACTAGAACCATTATTTTTAACACTAACACCCTCAATATTTAAAGTCTTACCCTTTTTAAGAAATCTAATATTGTTTTGGATCAAAATAGGATTTTCCCTTCTATCAGTATTAACAGTATAAACAATAATTCCATCACCGAAAACATTTTCATCTATACCCCCATTTTTTCTACGCTCCACCACAATAGCACTAGTGGCAGACAAAGGATACACAGCCATACGCAACCCCTTCTTATCATTCAAAGGTTTCAACTTATAAGTACCAGCACCACACCCAACAGAAGACTCACCCAACCAACCCAAATTATACTTCTCCCAACCCAATAAACCATTATAAGAATAAGCATTACCCATAATAGAAAACTCACCAACAGTATCAATATTTCTCCACAAATCCAACAAACCAAAATTATGACCTAACTCATGAATCAAAACAGATTCCCAATCATACCCCCAAGAAAGAAAACTACCAAACACAACTGCGTTATTTATATTTGCAGAAAAAGGATACTGAATAGCAGGAGAATGATAAACAAAATATTCAGTAGGATCAGACAAAATTAAAATACCGTCATAACCAGAAAAATCTAACCCAGATACCGCCATAGCCTCCTTAACAAGAGAAGCCTGAGCCTCCCTACCATTAGGGGCATAAATGTCATAAAAACCATAATTTATAGGGTCTTGACTCATAGGTAACCATACATAGTGGGGATCAAATTTAATCGATAATTTACCGTAAGAAGCCTCTTTAAAGTACTTCTGTACATAAGGAGTATTAATAGATTTAAAAATTTCCTTAGCATACTTCTTAGACAAATCTTTAGATGTTACATACTTAGTGAATAATACTTTATATTTAACCACCCCAGAAGTTTTAAGCCTACCAGGACTTCTAGGAAACCCAAGAGAAACATCAGGACTAACACTAGGCACATTAGCCAAATGACATGCAGATGCCTTAGCAGGAGAAACAAACAACGACAACAACAATGCTGTTACTAATAAAATTTTTTTCATACAACAATTTTAGACCAGAATAGACACAATGTCAACTATTTAATTTTTTGAGAATTAATTGCTTCTTCAAGAGTTTGATTAGACTTACCAGCAACACTTTGACCAGGATACCTAACCAACCCCATCATAACCCTCATATCATGAATAGATCTTTGAAGAGGAATCCTTGTTCTTTTTTCAGTTCTATTATTTTTATACCTACCCACGTTTACTACCTTTCTTTATTTTCATACAACTATAGCACATAGATCTATATCCATCAGAGGACTTATCATACTTACCAAAATCTGAATAATTTTTTAATTCCAAACACCATATACACTTCTTATTTTTAGAGGATTTATTATCTTTTTTCATTCTTTCTTTTTTCTAAGTATTCTGCCCCCCCTTTCCCCCCCATTATACACACACTTCAAATAATTTGTCAAATCGTGAGGAAATAAGATACCCCCTGCGTTCCTTTATAGGGTAGAGGCAGAGGGTACGGTCCGTGCTAGACGGAGAGTTCTTAGAGAGCGTATCCCTTACAAGATCTCGGTATAAACATTATAAACCCCATTTTCTGAAAAATCTGAATTTTTGTCTGATTTGTACGATGTATGATCTAAAAAATTTTTTACATAAAATTAGTGTGCCCAGATTTTCCTGAGCACACTTAATTTTTTTTTAATTATTTTTTGCGTTCAATTTCGTGCGTATAGTAGGTATGACAATTTGCACACAAAATTGAGCATTTGTCGATTTCGTTTAATAGTGTTGCAATAGATACTCCTCTACTAGCGAGGTCTGAGGGGTGAACAATTTTTCCATTTGCTGAGGTGTATTTTTGTACGCCAGCGTTATGGCTAAATTGCAATAGATGTGCGTAGTGGATTTCATCTACACAGAATTGAGGAATACCTAACTTTGACCACTCGCAACCCTTGAGGATTTTTTCGCGTGTCATAATTAGTCGCAACACTTTGCCATGTAGTTGCTTCTTAGTTTCTGCCTCTACCCAATGTTTTTCTAGTATTGCTTCGTGGCTATTTTCTAGGGCTTCGCGTTCATCACTAAACCAACCCACTCGCTCGAACTGCCCTAATTCTTCGCCCTTAAATACTAGGTAGATATTTTTTCTAAGCATTTGCCTGTCCTCACTTTTTTGTAGTTAGATATTTTCTAACTAATACAGACAATACCAGAATAGAGGCGTGATGCGATAGAGGGGGGGGTTATTTTGTAGGCGTGTCTTATTGTGTCGAGTGTTAGACCCAAGAGGTCACAACCGAACACCTGTTCGAGTCCGATTTGTCCAAGTCTATAAATGTCGTAAATGTCCGAATTGTCCAGACACTCCCAAAATGTCCGAATTGTCCGAATTGTCTAAATGAGGGGGTAGGGGTCGCTTTATTTACGATGACCTATTTATGACCCCGACTTTTATGATGCCTGAAATTATTTAACGTCAATTTCTATAACACTAAAATCATCTGCGTAATCTTCTTTGCCAGATATTTTAATATAGTTTGCTAAAAACTTTTCAGCATGTTTTTTGTCTTGATAGAAACTATCGAAGTAGCCTTCGTATGCTTGCATTATTCCGTATATCTTCATTTTATTGCCTTTCGTTTGTTTGATATCTAAACTATATCCTATACCCCTGACAATTCTTAGCACCCCCCCCCCTCTCCGACACGCAGGGACGTCCGAGGGCGACACGCCCGACTGCGTTGCACCTTTTTACGATGATCCATTTATGACCCCGATTTATGACGCCCAAAATTTTGCGACACACCCCCCCCACCTACCGAATATGTCAGACCCCTATGCTACATTTAAGATATAACAAAATGAAAGGTAATAAATGAATAAATTAGAAATGGCTACCAATTGCTACAAATGTGATGAGCCACTTGACAACAATACTAGCCTAGATGATATAGTGCTATGTAACGATTGTGCTATGGATAAGGCAGGATACTAAATGAATACAATCTCAATTACTAGTAAATTAAATGACGGACTAGAAGTTCCGTTCATCTATGAAACACACTCTATTCAACACGCACTAGAGATTATACAAAACACTATTGACTTAGGTGCAGAAATAAGCGAGGTAATAATTAAATGAGTTGGAACAGATTAACACGCAGAGGAAAAAATCTCGTCATTGTTCTTTACACAATTATCATGACATTATTATTAGTTGGTGTCTGGAATAAATATGATAAAAAAGGTTGTGTTGATAAATACACAGCAGATATTTTGGCTACACAATTTTTATATGGTGAGGGTGAAGATGTAGACAGAGCCATGACGGCAATCTATAACAATGGTGGTTGGGTAGAAGATGAACTAACGCCAGATGTTGAAGTCATATTTCCATGCTTAAAAAATGAGGGCTTAGTTTAATCTGCCCTCGCCTGGGAGATCCAGGGTGGCGTTTTGTCAGTCCTTTATGATAAGGTAAAATCAACTACAAAAAAAGGAAACAAAAAATGACATACTCAAGACAACACTTCCAACAAGTGGCTGCTATATTAAATCAATTCAAAGATGAATTACCTCAAACAACATTTGAAGAAATTGTTATGGAATTTGGTGATTTGTTTTTGGCTTATAATGAAAGATTTGATGACGTTAAATTTCAAGCAGCATGTGGAATTACCTGGCCAACATTTGTAAGATTGTAAACCATTAAGGTGGGGCTTAATTGCTCCACCTAGTACGATCGCCTGGGACGCCCACGGCGTGTCGTGTTGAAAATTGTCAGACCCCTATGCTACGATTTTGGTACAAGATAAAAGTTAGGATATAAAATGGGTTATATAGAAATAGTAGATATAGACAATGAGGGTGTGTCCGTTACAGATTTGTCAGAGGCTTCTGATATTGTAAGACTAGAATTGTGGTTAGCACTACAAAATGAAATGAAAGGAAATAAATAATGAATAAGTATGACAAAATAGATTTAATTCATAGTGAGTTAAATGCTGAATATGGTGATAGTGTAATGGCTGACTATGCACTACTTGGTACACTAAAAGCAATAGTTACTATTGAACAATTAGATAAGTTAATTAAAATGAGAGGTTGGAATAAATGAAAACTATAATAATTGCTAAGTGTTGGAGATGTGAAACAGAAATGTCAATAGATACTCTTGATAGCAGATATGCCCTTTGCTATGATTGTGCTATGGATAAGGCTGGTTACTAATGAGAAAAGGCATTAAGTGTTTATTTTGTGATGAACACCAAGTTGTACAAAATACAGAAAAAGATTGGTTTCTATGTCTGGCATGTGGACTAGACTATGAATTAGAAAAGGAGAAAATAAATGACTAATTGCGAAATATGCGATAACGAAAAATATGCACAACAACATGTGTGCGATACATGCTACTCAAGGAAAGAACACCCTGCGTATTATGCTAAGATAAAAAAAATAATGGAAAGAAATGATTGGGA